TATTCAGCAATCTTTTCACGTACGTGATCTGGCATTTTATCTTCGAAGCGATTTCTAAATGAATCAACATACGGATGTTTTTCCATTAGCTCATCTGTATTTAATAAAGGAGCTTTATGTGTAAAGATAAAGTTGTAGGCTTTAGGATACTGAGCAGGTACGTAATACATACGACTCAGGTCTTTTGTTTGAGCATCTCCAACAGAACCAAACTGGTGATTTAGTGCATACCAGAAATGTCTAATCTTATCGCTTTCGACTTTACCTTCAAATGGTAAAACAATTCTAAACTTTGGTTTTTCTTTCGTAGAAGAAGCAGATGAATAACAAATAAAATAATTAGTTTTAAATGTTTCAAGTGTTTCTTCAAATGATTTTTCGTAATCATCAACATCAAGCGCAGCCCAACCATTCCAACTCACTACATTGCGATTTGCTCGAGTAGTCTCTTGTTGGAATGTGGCCGGGCTAATAAGTGGTGAGCCATCTTTGAACTCACCTTTCTTCGGCTTGTAACCAGGTTGCTTACTCAAATCATAAAGCAATTTCTCAAACGATTCCAACGAATCAAACTTCATCTTGCGATGAGTTTTGTTATCGAATATTGATTTGAATAGAGTAAGACTTATCATTATGGCAGTAAACCAACATTATCATTGTGGTCAGGCGCGACCCAACCTTCTGGTTTAATTAAGTCAGGCAATCCAAGTGGATTAGGGCGACTTTCTTTTATGCCTACTTCTTTATTCATGTTTGCATTATGTACTATGTCCCAAGCGTGGTAAGCGTCAACATCAAAAGCGTCTAGCGTTCCAATCGCAACAACACATAAATCGATTAGTGCATCGACAACTTCTGCTTGATCAATAGGGACACCTGGCTTACTTGCTTCATTAAGTTCATCTAATTCTTCTTGAAGAAAATCAACTCTAAACTTTAAGAAGGTTCTTAGTTGCGTTTTGTCCATAGAACGAACTGCTTTGTTCGTCCCGTATTTAGTATGCATTTCTGCAATATCTTTTACCCAATTATTACTCATATTATTAATACTATATTATTTTTGTTTGTTGTCAATTAAAAAAGCGCGGCTGTATCTGAAACGTATGCTTCTTTTTGAATTCTTTTCTTTTTGACGGGTCTGTCGTCTTTAAATAGTGTAGCTTGAGCAGTCCAACCTAAACTACCTAGAATAATTTGTAGTGGTTCCATAAACGTTTTAGTAAACTGCATATCGTAATCAATGTATCTATCATAGTCAAGCTTCTCTGGCCATGCATCTTTAAAGCCAAAGACGTTTTCGTTTATTGCGTTAGGAACTTTTAAATATAAAAACTTAATCTTATCTCCGTTGTAAATCGTCTCGTACTCGTTTTCAAGCTTGTGCTTTTTAACGTAGTGATTGTAAAGAATCGCAGCACGTGAATTGATTGGAGTACCCTTTCTATAAATCGTGTCTCTGCTAGAATACGCTTCAACTTCTGAAACACCACGAGGAAAAGCAATTTCTTCGGGTCGTAATGTTTTGAAATGTGTTTTGAATAACTCTATGGCTTCGCGAGTTTTCTTCTCACTACCCGTAAGTATTGTCTTAAACATCTCTTTCATAGCATCTCGACAAACTTCAGGCGTTGAAGATTTGATTGCTTCGATACCCATCATTTTTATCTTAGGCTCAGAATACTGAACACCTTCATTGTTATGTACATTGAGTATGTAACGTTTCTTTGCAGTCCATATTCCACGATCTGCGATTGCTTCACGTGCCATAACCATTCGGTTATCGTAAGCGTTAGAAATTCTAGCGTATTCATCAAAAGCTTTTGACAGCGCAGGTTCAATAACCTTTTCACCGAACTCATCTAAGAAATGTACAGGGTCTTTTGGTTTAAACTTCTCAACGATGTCAGCAGCAGTAATGTAAACAGAATCAGTGTCAATTGCAATTACTCTGTCTTGAATAGTTTCTTCTTGCAAGAACTCAGATATCTTTTGGTTTACTGCTTTCTCTGCCCATTGAATAACTGTTTGGCCCGTGAGTGTTATGCCCTCTGCGACTTGTGGGTCGTAGTATCTAAAGTACTTGTTTGCCATTGCACCATAAAGAGAGTTTAGCAAAATCTTTACGGCCATCTGCATTGTTTCGTTTCGCGACACATCACGTATTAATGCTTTGTTATCTTTATCAAGCTGAAGAGCTTGTTGGCCTTCAATCATTTTCTTTTTAACTTCAACACGTTTAGAGTAAAGTTCTTCGACTAGCTCAGGTACAATTCCTTTAATATCTTTTCTATACACAGAACCATTGGCTGCTCGACATAAATCTATATCTGACGGAAACGAATTTTCTGAAAGAATGCGATTAGGAAAAACATTTGGTATAAAAGAGTGGGGCACGAGTGTCTCGGCTGACATATTGTTTTGAATAATAATGTTAGGATACAGTGAGTTCAAATCAAAACTCATCACCCAATCACTCATGCCCTCTTTAACTTCTTTTACATAACCACCCGCAATTGCTGCGAACTTACTTGTGTTTCTATCACCGGGCCTACCATTGTGTGTAAGAGAACCAACTTTTGCTCCATACGGAGTATAGTTACTTGGTGGTAATTGTCGAAGTCTAGGCACTGTTCTTTTTCTCATAAGACGTCGGTAAATGATTGAATCCCATATCGCAGTAGTACCAAGTGTATCGGTATAATTTACTCCACCGATATATGCAGTTGTCATTACTAGCGTAATAAGACCGAGCTTTTCTTCAAAGCGTTCAATCAATTCTACGTCCTTTATATTATAATCGATGTATTTCTGAAAGTCAACTTCATAAAGATTCCGCAACGAACCAGCTTCAGAGTAATCAAGTTTTCTTTCGCCGAGTACAACAGAAGCAATGTGGTCAAGTCGATAAGACTCTTGGTTACCATAAGAGTAAGCAAACTTTTTAAATAAGCCCATGTAGTCTAAGTTTGGTATACCATCGATGTTAGTTACGCGTTGCTCACGACCAAACATTGTTACATTGCGATGCCAAACATTATTCCAAGGCGAAAACTTTTTCATCATTGTAGTTCCAAGCAAGTGCTCTACTCGAGCAAGTAAGTAAGGAACATCAAAGAACTCTGTGTTCCAACCTGTAATTACGTCTGGTGTGTTTTCGGGGTCTGACCAATAATTAATAAAGTCAGTAAGCATTGCTTCTTCACTTACAAACTGTTTGTATCTTACTTCGAGATTCTTAAGTCTGCACTGAGTTTCGTCATAGGGCTTCATACCCCATACGCGATAGAACTCTTCTTTTGAAGATTTGTATGCAATTGTTAATACGCCATTAACAGGATTCTCGGGCGTTGGAAATCCGTCGCCGTACGCAGTCTCAATATCAAAAGAGCCGATGTTTACAAGAGCGCGGTTGAATGTAATCTCATTAGGAAAATGTTGTTGAATAAACGCAGGTACGTGGCGTGGGTTACCATAGATTTTAAAATCTTTTACTCCTTCGTAGAGTTTCTCAAACTCATTCGCATCTTTAACCGTTGGAAAGGTCATTGGCTCAACAGGTGTACCGTCAAGTCCGTGATACTTTGAAGTTAATTTTTTAGACTCGAGATAATAAGTCGGTCTAAACTTTAGTCTTTCTTGAACGCGTTTACCGTTTTGGTCGTAGCCGCGATATAATAGTGTGTTTCCTTTGTGTACAATGGAGGTATAAAAGCCAATCATAGTATATACTATATAGAGTTTTCCGCAAAAGTAAACAAAAAAAAGCCCGCCAAGCAGGAATAAGGCTCGACGGACTTAATGTTTAACGCAGAAAAAACTATTCAGTTAAAAATTCTTTTGTTGTATTTATACCAAAGCGCTTTGGCTTCTTTTCTTCTGGTATATTTTTTTGTAGGAATACAGAAAGAATACCATCGACAAGTGCAACGGAATCAACTTCAACGTATTCACTTAGTGTGAATTTCTTTTGAAATTTACGAGTTGCAATACCTTTGTGGATGTATTCTTTATCTCCGTTTAAATCTACATCCTTTGATGCGATTGTAAGAACGTTTTCTTCTTGTTCAACGAATAAATCTTTTTCGCTGAATCCTGCAACAGCAAGAGCAATTTCGTATTTCTCTTCGCCGTGATTTACAACGTTATGAGGTGGATACCCCTGTTGTTGTGATTGTAGTTTTTCAATTCTATTAAACATAGAATCAAAACCGATAGTCCAGGTCTGACCTGGCCATGTATATGTATTTGTCATTTTATTTTATCCTCCGTTAGGCAGGTTAAGGGCGATGGCCTCATTGTGAGCACCATCTATAAAGTTATTTATACTAAAAACTAGTATTTGCGAACAACAAAATGCCCGTCTTGTTCAAGCACTTTTCCGTCATATTTATGACCGGTCGAGCGAGCAGCTCCTCGTGTTTCGAACTTAAGAACGTTACCATCAGCATCAGCAAACAATCTATCTACGGTCTTTGCTGGCTTAGTTCTTTCTGTTAAAAGTTGACCAGAAGGTGCTGGTACTACTTCTTTTAAAACGGGTGCTTCTTCAACGTACTCAGCTTTTAAGTCAACTATTGATGAAGGCTCTTCTGTTATTACTTCTTCTAATTGTTCAATTAGAGCACCTTTAGTAAGTCTACGATCGAGCTCAAGTCCATGCTCTCTACCGAGTTCTTCTAATTCTACTTTTGTTAATTTGCTTATGTCTGTCATGTTATTATTTATACGTTTTTACGTTTCCTATTGAGTATTTTGCTTCAAGAACCCAATCGTTCTTATCGCGGTGAGATATTATTTTTATATTACGTAATGAAGTTCTTTCAGCTGCTTTTTCTTCACTAAGTACATCAAGTAAACCCCAATCAGATAAAAGAATCGCAATTGTGTTTCTTCGTGCTATGTCGTCTTCACTAAGGTTAGACGGTTTTCCATCAAGCATAAACAATTCTTTGAAGTGTACAATAAAGTACCGTCCTTGCTTATGAAGAATATGGCAGCTCTGAAATAGCGTTTGTGATTCGCGCTTAGATGCTACTCCTATTCTTGTAAGAGTTTCTTTAATTTTTAAAAAGTCATCGGGCTCAGAAAGAGAAACCTCCAACATACTTTCTGGTGTCCATTCTATTTTGTATTCATTCACTTAGTTATTTATAATATGCCACCTTTTGACATACACATTCTAAGCTTATCCATATCAAGTAAGTCATAAAATTCTTCAGCTTGTTCGCGATTACAATTATAAGCTTCTTTAATTAGCTCAATATCTTTGCTATCTTTTGCTTTTTTATGCCACTTTGAAAATCGCCTCTTACGTCTTACAGAATGAAAAAGAAAATCATATTGCATTTTCTTAGACATGTGAGCACGTCCATTCATTTCGTTTGCAAATAAAATAGTATCAGTAAAGTTTGATAGTCCGCGATTCACCATAAAGGGCGTGTACTTTCTATCTACTGAATCAAGGTCAGCCGCTTCACCAGAATCATCCGCAGTGCAACCTTCGAAAAAATATTTTTTCTTTTCGTTAATAGAATTTAAAAAATCAAATGGCGTCATCTATTTCTTCTTGATGTATCTTTTTAGTGTGCTTTGCTTTTCTATCACCATGTACAATTGTCTTCGAACCCATTAGGCCCTGCCGATTTTTACGTACACCTGAAAAATCAATAGCATCATAATTATCTTTATAGGCTTTATCGTTATAGCCTTTCTTTGGTGTCATACCTTTACCCATATTATTATATATTATATTATTATTGCTTATTGTCAACAATGTTGTGGACGGTCTCTTGAAATTCTTTCCAACCAAAACTTTCTTTGTATGATACGACAAACCATAGCCAACCACGATGGACATAAACGTATCCTTTGTCTTTGCTATTGTCTTCGTATTCAAGCTCGACTCTAAACCACGGACGTAATTCAAAGTCAGTAATATCTATGCAGTATTTTCCTATGTTCATTGTATTAGCCTCGCTAACATTACACCAAAGTAAAGTAATCCGATCATACACACGTATAGTAAAACCGATTGCCAGAAATCTTTATTCTTCCAAAAGGTCAATGAGCCGTAGTTAGGAGAAGAGCACACACAACATTTACTTTTCTTTTGTTTTTTCATGTTATTTAAATGTTGCAGTTGCCATAATCTCAGTGAGACAAGCAACTAAGTTTAGTTCGTGATCTGCAACGAATGCAGCTTTATATTGATAGTCCGCTAACAAAATAATTACAGGTGGTATTGATTGTGGGTCAAGTATATCATAAGCCTTATCATATATCTTACGGAATACTACAGACGTATCAATATCAGAATTTGAAGCACACCATGCTCTCATCTGTTTGAAGTCTTTTGTTTTTAAATGTTTTACAAGAGATGTAATGGAAGCATCATTTGAAACTAATACTTCAGTAGATAGCTTACCTGAACTTGAATAGCGTTGGCATTCATTAATTACTCTCCGCCAATCTGGCGCATGTTTCATAATCAAATCAGCGATAGCTTGTTTATCAAATTCAATGTTTTCTGATTCGCAGATATGTACTAACCTTTTCATAAAGGCAGGATAAATCTTTGTGTCATTTACTTCAGTGTAATCAATAACAGTACAACGAGAATGTAAGGGCTCGATAATACGATTCTTGAAATTACATGTAAGTATAAATCTACAATTACCTGCAAACTCTTCAATAAAACCACGAAGAGCTGGTTGAGTAGATTGCGGATTTAGATAGTCAGCTTCATCTAATATAATTACTTTATACTTTGATTCTACATCTAACGTCATAGAAGAAGCAAATTGTTTTATCTTGTTTCGTAAAACATCGATACCACTTTCATCAGACGCATTAATAATCAATGAGTCAACATTCAACTCATTACATAAAGCTCGTGCGATTGTAGTCTTTCCTGTTCCTGCTGTACCAGCAAGAATCATGTTAGGAATATCTTTGTTTGCTACGAACTCAGAAAATGTTTGTTTTAATTTTTTCGGAAGTACACAGTCTTCAACTGTTTTGGGTCGGTACTTCTCAACCCATAATAAATTTTCTCGCATAATATAATAAAAAAAGGAGGCCACATAATGTGACCTCCATTAGATTAAGAATCACCTTCTACTTTTGTGTCTTCAGTCTTTTCTTCTTTTGGCACACGAGCATCGACATACGCGGCGATGCGATTACGTAGAGTACCTACGTCTTTCAGCTCATTACCTTCGAATGCTCCACGTTTAGAACATACGTCAATGACTTGAAGAACAACCGCGAGGTCATTCAGATTTAGTTCATCTGCAGTTGAAACTACAGGTTCTTGTTGTGCTGCTTGTGCTGCAGCGGCGTCTTGATTTTCTTCACTCATAATATTATTGTGTAGGTTAAAGATTTTATTTATCAAAAATCTTACTGGTCTTTTCTAGTGCAATGAAATAATTTACATCATTACCACTCCACGTTGAAATTAATTTGCTTGAAATATCGATGTTATAGGTGCCAGGTATAAGCTTCAAGTTAGCAATTAGGAATTGGAAATCAATTGCATCACAGAACTCTTTATCATACGCTTCGTTCATACCCTTTCCAACTACAATCGAAAAGGAATTTGCACTAGCATTGTTAGGGTCTTTGACTCGAGCAATACATTCATCGTTTTCAATTGTAAACGAAAGTACTGATTGACCAAGTGCTCCTGCAGCGCGTCGAATAGTATTAATCTGTTCGTCAGTTAAGACTACACGAAGTTCACTTGGTGGCATCGCGATATCTTTTTCTTTCTTTGTAAGAATAGATGAATCAGCAAAATGGTATTTTACTTTAGCTCCATCACTGCCAACAATTGTGACATGTCTTTCAGAAAATTCTAGCTCGGGTTCTTCAACTAATGAAAGTGCGTTAATAAATTCATTTAGATTGTAGATTCCGAACTCCTGCGGAAACGTTTCTTTGACGTTTGATTCGGCAATAATGTTTTTAGCATCAGCCAATGTTGAAATAGTTGAGCCAGGCTTAACTACGAGGTTGGGTTGAATCGCACTAAAGTTTTTTAGTACGGATATTGTTTCTTTACTTAGTTTCATTGTTAGTTAATACTATATCAGAATTGAGCTCGCTTTCAAGATAAAAAAGCAAACAAACGATAGAATGTGCAATGTGATGCCGGCCCGATTCGGGGTCTGCAATCTCATTACGTTTAGTGGCCCACATATGACGTTGGGCAGCGTCAAAATAACGACGCTGAAGGTGTTCAAGTTTACGCCAATTTTCTCGGTCGTATTTGTTAGCTCCGAAGGTGAGAACCTTAGCAACTTCTTCAAGAGCATGAGCAGGAATTAAACCATACTCTGGTTTACCTGCATCGTATTTAATTCCGGTGTTATCCATAAAAAAATTTAAAAAAGTGTGACCCCCGCAGAATTGCAGGGGCCACTGATTGATTGAGTTATGACTGTATTAAAACGGAGCGACCTCTTGCTCCGAAAGTGGTGTATCTGTATTGGCTTCTTCAGTCGCGATTGGCTCGGCTGATTCGTCAATCTTTGTGTAAAGGTCGAGGAACGCTGTCTTAGTTTCGTTGTCGAAACGATTGATGCAAAGCTCGATTGACTTAGAGCGATCGTTGAAAACAGAATGTGTTTTAACGATGTGGCATAGACGCCGTGTTGAAACTACTTCGTCGATAGCGTCATCTTCGAAAGTCTTGCGGATTACCGTTGACCAACTGACGAGCTTTTCAATAAACTCTGAGTCGTCGACATCGTACTTCGCAGCATGCTTGGTGAGAATTGTTTTCTCAACGTTAGATGGTGCGTAGGCTTGGTCGATTGAAGCAACGAATCGCTCAAGAAAAGCGTCATCAATAATAGAAGCTGCGGAGTAACGTCCGTCATCAGAGCCACGACCCTTAGTATTTGCAGTAGCAATTACGTTGAAACCAGGTGCGGGATTGATAACTTCACCAGTCTTTTTAAGAAGCACTGGGTTACCCTCGAGTACACCTTGAAGACACATGATCTTGTTAGTTGCTCGGTCAATCTCGTCGATGAGTAGAATAGCTCCACGCTCCATGGCCTTAATGACAGGGCCCTTTTGGAAAATGGTTTCTCCGTCAATCAAACGGAAACCACCGATCAAATCGTCTTCGTCCGTTTCAGGCGAGATTTGAACTCGGATGTATTCGCGCTTGGCTTTCGCAGTCGCTTGTTCGACCATAAAGGTCTTACCATTACCGGACATACCGGAAATGTAAAGTGGGAAAAAGTGACCAGACTCAATCACGGACAAGACGGTTTTGTACTCGCCCCATTTGACGTATGTCGGGTCAGCCTTTGGAATGTAAATTTCGTCGTCAACTACAGACGCAACTGTGGTCGCCATCTTGAACTTTTTGGCGGCAGAGAGTTTTTCAGCAGGAGCTGAAACTTCAGTGGCGGGCGCCTTGAAATAAAAGTAGCCTCGTTTACCAGCAGAGAGTAGTGTCTTCACTACTTTCCACACTTCATACTCGGACATTCCGAGCTCAGCGCCGGCGGCATTAATGTCTTTGCGACGTACCGGGGCGGTTTCGTTTGCGAATTTCTCGCGGAGTTGTGTTTCTTTATTTTCAGTCATAATCAATCTTATAATAATATTATATCATACTTTACGTGATTTGTAAAGAAGTTTATGTTGTTTATCATTAAAGGCTTATGCAATTTGAGTTGCAAGGTTGGTCAAAAGCACGCGGTTTTTCCTTGCCGCAGAGTGGTGTTTACCGAACTCTTTGGCCAATTTTGTTTGTGCTCTTTTAGTAGAAGAGATGTCAATACCATCTGATTCGTAAGTAAAGTCTGCGTCATCAATTCTAACGTCAGAATCGAGTAAGTAATAAGCGTTGAAACCTTTAGACTTTAGATTTAGAAAACCTTCTTTCTTGTGCTCTTTACGAAGCTTAGCAACTTCTTTGCGATACCCGGTGTTGTAACGATAACCGCAGCGTCTTTCAATAACACGCTTTATTTCGTTTTTAGAGTTTGGTAGAAAGAAACCAATCGTTGTGACATTTGTCATATCTTGAATAATTTCCATAAGCTTGTCAGTGCAGTTACGGTGAACTGAATGATACTTGCCATTAAGCTTAACTTGATAAGCGCCGCTCCACTCACCCCACTCGTGGTTTGTTTGAATGGAGTGAGAGTCACCATCTGTAAGAGTTACAAAGTTGAGTTTTTGAACTTTGTGTTTTGCAATAAAGTCATTAATGACAGTAGGCATCATAGTCAATACGTTATTGAGTGGAGTACCACCAAGCTCGTCGTAATCTGAAACTATAGGAGAGTATCTTTCAGTCCGTAACCACAGATCGCGGAAAGCTGATTCGTAGTCTGACTTTGAAAGATCACTTGAAATTTGCTCAACAAGCATTACGTCTCTTAAATCGACTTCGTTAATTGTTGCCTCCATTGTGCTTTTGTGATTCTGTCTCATGCAATACCGTGAAGTAAAAGAGTACACTACGAAAGGAATTCCAACTTTTTTGCAGAAGGTGACTAGATTTAAAGTCTGAGCGAGGACGTCGCCCAATACACTAGACATCGAACCAGAGTAGTCGAGCAAGAAAATCATTCCGTGTGATTTAGCATTAGCCAATTTTGTTTGACTGAGGAAAATCTCATCTGTCATCTTGTAAGCGTGGAGCTTATTGACATCGAGCTTACCTGTCCGAGCTTGAGAAGCCCTTGAGTATTGATAAGCAGCTTTTCTTTGTTCGAACTCACGAACCAAAGTACCAACTTTCTTGTTAGTAACTTTCTTAAATTCTTTATAGTTAGCAATCTGGTGGTCGCTTAGATCAGCAATGCTCTTTACAATCTTGCCGTCTTCACGAGATTTCGCAAGAGTTTTGTAATCGACGATTGTATCGTAAATGTATTCTCTACGAGGAGCAAGAAGTGGCGTGTAACCATTGTCTTTTGGAGCATTGACTTCATCTTCAAGTGCACGATCAAAATCAGCTAGAGTGTCTGAAACAAAATCTTTAGGTGGCTCAGGCTCGCCATTGTCACCCTCTTCAGTTTGCTCGTCAGTATTAGATGTTTCGCTCTCGTCGTCATTTTCTGACTTGATATCAGCAGAAGATGTATCAGCTTCAGGCTCTTCGTCAGTTTCATCAGTCGCTTGACTGTGAGACTCGGTGCCATCGTCGCTTTCGTTTTCTTCACCCTCGTTGTCGTCATTAGACTCCGTGTCAGGTGTACCAGGCGTCTCGTCAGTCTCAGCGTTGTCTTCACCGCACATTGGATCGTTAGACTCTGGCTCTTCTGGCTCAGGGTTGTTTTCAATAAATTCTTTAATATCTGCACAAACCTCAAGAACGTCATCAAATGATTCGGCCTCTACACATTTGTTGTAAATTGACTCCTCTTCGTCGTTGAGTGGAATCTCAGCAAGATTGCCGATTTTGCCGCGAAGGTTAAGTCGGTCAAGAAACTTGAGAGAATCGACATCTTTACCACGAATACCGAAGAAGTCATCTTCAGTAAGTGCTGTATAAGCTTTGTTGAAAACTCGTGGCAAACCAGGATATGTTTTTTGAATCAGACGTTCAATGCGAATGTCTTCTACAATATTACAAACGTCAAATGGTATTGAACCACAACGTTCTTTGAGTCGCTCAACAGCGTCGGCGGGAGTATAAAGAGCGTGGCCGACTTCGTGGCCGGTCAACATGTCATAAACGTCTTTGCC